ATCTACATAAAATTTATTTTTTAAAAATAATATAATATATTATTTATTATAAAAAAAATATATATATATATATATATATATATATATATATATATTATGATATTACATTAATAGAATTTGGATTTTCTGACAAATAACCAATCAATTTTATTCATATTTTGTTCTAACAAATAGATAGTATTTGGATTTTCTGATAAACTCATCTATTCAATTTTATCTATATTTTTTTCTAATAAATGAATAGCATTTGGATTACTTAATAATACTATCCAATCAATTTCATCTAATAATTTCATTTTTGGTTTCACATGATGACACTATTTTTAGAACATTTAATGATAGATTCATTTTATTTAATAATAATGTAAAATATTTAATTATCAGTTTTTTTATTGATGTAATCTAATATATAATAATTAATTCTGAATTATTTTATCTATAAATATAAATTTTTATTTTCTGTATTATCACCACCTTCATGTTTTTTACTTTTTTTAGTATTTATTTTTTTTTTATATTTTAATGTTAATTCAACACAATCTTTTATTAAACTCTTCAATATATTTTTATCAATCTGATAAAAATTTTTTCTTTTTTTATATCGATGTGTTTTTATTTGTGCTAATACACAATCCTCAATTGCTTTTATATTTTTTGTTTCATATATATACAACACCTTTCACATTCTTTGGTACTTCTTTTTGATTATTCTCTCAATATCACAAACATTTTTATTATTAATTTGTTTCATTATTTTGCAAAAATTGTGTAATATAATCATAATTATCATTTATAGATTTAATACATTGCTTTTGAGCCCATTCATCCCATTTAATATTACTATAATGACAATCAGTTTTTATAAAAATAATATTATTATTATAATATGTTTTTTCAATTAAATTTGAAAAATAAATAATTTTAAAATTATGTTTATTATATTTTTTTTTTATTATATCTACAATTTCAAACATTCTTGATTGTTCTAATTTTGACTGTTCAATTTCATAATTTTCTTTATTTGTTGGATAATATTGTTTAATTTCTTCATATAGCATTTCAAGTCTAAATATAGTATCTTCTAAATAAAAAAATAATAAATTTTTGTCACTTTTTAGTAATTCATTAAATCGGTCGATTCTTCTTTTATATTTATTTTCAAAATCATTCCAAGTTTCATCATTTTTCAAAAAATTATTATCATGAATAAATCTTAAATAATATTCTTTGTTTGTTATATTATATAATGTATCAATATGTGGCATAAATTTTTCATGTGGATAATAATAAAATTTTTTATTTAAGAAATTATCAAAATTATTTTCAAGTAATTTTAGAATGCTCCAAGTTGAAGAACCTACATAATCAAAAAAATGTGTTTCTTTATTTATAAGTTTTTTTATAAATAATTTGGGAAAACAATTATATCCAAGTGATATTAAATCATAATTTTCAAATAATTTTTTTATGTTCATTTATATAATATAATATAATATTATAATGCCACAGATTATTAAATTTATTAGTTATAATATAATAATTTATTTTTTTGGATTTTCATATTATTTAATTTATACAAATCAAAAATATCCACTAATAAAAAGTTATTTGTATTCTAATTTTTATCATATTTTATTTGTATATGTATTAAATTATGTGTATACATATTTTACCAATATATATGAAAATGCTAAACAAATTAGTCCAAATATAATAAAAAATTTAATTAATATATCTAAAAATACTATTTTAGAAATAGTATCTATATTAATATGTAATAAATACACAAATAATAATATTTTTTATGATTTAATAACATTTATTCCAAAATCATTTATATTTGAAATAATATTTGATTTTTTTCATTATTGGACTCACAGAATATCGCATTATAAATATTTATATTATTATCATAAAACACACCATGAACATACAAATAATATTACAGTATTTTCTACATACAATCATAATTTTTATGATTTGATAATTACAAATGTTTTACCTATGTATTTAACATCACTAATTGTTCCATTATATGAACTTCAGTTTTTTATATTTTTAATAATTAAAACTTTTTTAGAAATATCAGGACATTCAGGAAAATATTTTAAAAATACTTCTTTTATTCAATGCGCTTGGATTCCAAAACTATTTGGAATAGAATTATATGCAAGAGACCATTATATTCACCATGAACAATTTAATTATAATTATTCTAAAAGATTTATATTGTGGGATAAAATATTTGGGACATATAAAATAGATGATGAAATTATTATAAAAGAAAATATATTATTTAATAAAAAATCAATTGTGATAAAAAATAATTATGTAAAATATAGTTTATTTATTTGTTTTTTAGGAATATGTTATTTACTTTAAAATTTTTTGTGTCTGATATAAATAATATATATTAATTGAAAATAATATAATGAGTAATATTGTTGAAGTTTTTAATTATAAAGATTTACACAAAATTATTGGTTCAAATTTAGATGTTGTTGTTGGAATTACTGACATAACACCAAATAATGTCAATAATAGTGAATATAAAAATATGAAAATAGCTATTAAAAAATTTTTACTAACAAAATCAAAAGAATATTCACACGTAAAATTTGTATTTATGGAAATAAAAACAAAAGAAATTTTAGAACAAATAACAAAATTATTTAATTTTACTGAAATTATGTATCCAAAAATTATTTATATTCATGATAAAACAAAAGCTCTTGTTGAAACATCACCCGATGCTCAAAGTATGTATATTGTATTTCGTAATTGTATGGAACATTTTTATAAAGAACCGCCCCAATATTATGAAGAAGAAAACACACAAGAAACAAATGAAATTATAAATGAAGAAACAAAACAACAAAAAAATAATGTTAAATTTGAAGAAAAATTAGAATATTTAAATAAGAAATATAAAGAAATAAAAGAAAATTATTTAAAAAATATTGTAAAACGAAAAAAAATAGAAAAATCTGATAGTTCAGATAGTGCTTCTAGTAATAAAGAAACATCTGAAAATTCTGGTTCTGAAAATAGTTAAAAAATATTATACTTATTAATTATAAAATGAATGAAAAAAATATATTTTGGTTAGATAATATTAGTGTGCTGTATAAAAATGATTTATATACTGAATTTATTCCTACAAATAAAATGTCAAGAACTGAACAATTAAATGCTATAACACGTTTATGTATATATCTTATAATTATTTTATTTATTTTTGATAAAACTAATGTATTAATCTATATTCCAATTGTATGTTTAATTTTAGTTATTATTTTTCATAATATATCTGCAGTTCAAAGAATAAAAAGCAAATATGATCCAATAATGGATAAAAATAAAAAGTTTAATGAAGTATATACATTGAATGAATACAGAGAATATGAAAAAGGAACTTGTAGAAAACCTACAAAAGATAATCCTTTTATGAATTTAACTGCCGAAGATTATAATAAAGATATAGCAATGGCGTGTAATAGTGATGATGATAAAATAGTTCAAACAATGATTAATGAAAAATTTAATCAAGATTTATGTAGAGATATTGAAGATGTTTTTGACAGAAAAAATTCAGAACGACAATTTTTTACAGGAACACAAGATATTAAATATGATAGTGAAAAATTTGGAAGGTGGTGTTATGGATTTACACCAACATGCAAAACAAATCAAGAACGATGTTTGAATTATGTTGATTATAGAATTATGTAATTTTATTATTTAAAAAATTGAAAAAAAACAAATTATTAATAATCTTATTTTATTATTATCATTTGAAGAAAAAGATGAGTGCTGTTCCTCCTCGTCCAGCGTCTGATGTATTTTCAAGCCTTAAAGGACTAATCTTAAGTCTCGCATACCATCTAAAACTGTGGCAATTGGAAAAGAGGATCTGGTGTCCAGAGATTACTTACTATCCAATATTTGATCCTGAAACAGAGTCTTGTTTTGCGCAATATCTTGCCCAATTAAAAAAAGAATATCGTGAGCTAAAAGACGATACAAAGAAAGTGTATTTTCAAAATCTCTGCAATAAGGCAGAGTCGCTTATCTACGAAATCCGCAAAGAAGATGTTGGGTATTACTTACGGCTGAACATAGACGAGCATATTGATGAGTTCTTGGAAACTCAGACGCGTTTGGCTGAAAAGCATTTGGAAGATGAATCTTAAAGATTATTTTCAAGAATTTTTCAAAGCTGATAATCTTCTAAAAAAATAATAAAAATGAAGAAACAAAATTTAATTATTATTTATTTAATTTTTTTATTCCAAAAAAATTAAATGTTATCAATTATTTTGTAAAAAATCAACTATTAGTTTATAAAAAATTGAAAAAAAATAAATTATTACAAATCTCAATAATATAAAATACTTAAGTTAAACATTTTTAAAGAGCCCATCATCTTCTTTAAGATGTCAAACACACCCTTTCAGTACAGTGTATTTAAAGTAAAGCGTAATAGTGGGTGTTACCTACCTCTTGAAGCTCAGTTACCTTGGTTGTTTTCTCAGATAGGCATTATTAGCCTTCAGATGATTGGGTCAGCTCTTTCAAAGAGGGTTAAAAAAAAGAATCTCAAAAAAATGCTCTTGTTTTTCAAACAAGAAGTTTTGTTTTACAAAACTCAACTCGAAAAACAGAGTTACACGATCGTTAGAGATAGAGATCCTAATATATTTAAATTTTTTAGGATTGAAAAAGATAGAAAAACGACATGGTGGGAAATGGATCTTTTTTGTAATCCCTGCAACGCTGAAATTGTTGCTGCTTGGGTTGATAAGTGTCAGCTTTAAGCTAATAGCAAACAACCATAATGTAGTTAATTAAGTTGTTCGCTTTTGGCTTTTACATTATTTTTGCTAAAATTTAATTATTATTTTTTATTTCAAAAAAAATAAATATTATTTGTAAAAAATTGAAATTTAAACACAATAATATTATATTCTTATATTTTTAATAAAATGATTCAATCTATTGATATGTTAGCTGATTTCAACGATTATGTTAATAAACATAGAACATCTGGTGACAAAATAACTCATACAATAATGTCAAAATTTAATGGAGGAAAATTTAATTTTGAAGGAAGTGATTATTCAGTTTTTTTAGAAAAATACATAAATATATTAAATAATTGTGAAAATATAAATTTACATTTTGTTGAAAAACCAAATGGAATAACATATTTATTTGTTGATATTGATTATGACCATGAAAATTCAAAAAGACAATATTTATTGAAAGATATCAAACAAATAATTAATTCAATTAATAATATTATCAGAGAAAATTTTATTGTCAAAGAACATCAATTAAAATCATTTATTATGGAAAAAAATGAACCAACTAAAAGAAGCAATAATAATTTATACAAAGATGGATTTCATATACATTATCCAAATTTACCAATGCATGAAAAATACAGATATTTTGTTTTACATAAATTAAGTGAATTAATAAAAAATAGAGAATTATTAAAAAATATTGATTATAAAAATGATGTTGAAACAATTGTTGATATGTCAATTATTAAAAATAATGGAATGTTAATGGTTGGTTCTTGTAAAGATGGATTAGAGCCATACAAATTAACGCAAGTATTAACAATGCGACTTGTTAATGAAGATATTGATATTTATGATTATGAAGAATTAGTATATTTATTTTCAAATCAAAAATATGATAATGAAAGTTCAATAGATATTGTAGGTTATGATGATACAATTGAAACTGAAATTAATAAAATATATCAAGAATATAATGGAGGAAATAAAAGAAAAAATAATTTATTAAAAGAAGATAATAAAAAAAAAAGAGTGATATCAACAGTTGTTGATGAAAAGAATATTGAATTGGCAATAGATTTATTAAAAATTCTTGATAAAAAAAGATCAAATAATTATTTGGACTGGATTCATGTTGGTTATTCTTTGTATTCAATTAGTGATACTTTGTATGATGAATATATAGAATTTTCTAAAAAGTCTCCAAAATTTACTGACAATAAAATAACTTGTAATGATGTTTGGAAAATGTGTGAAACATATGCCAAAAATTATTCAATTGCTTCTTTAAAATATTATGCTAAAACAGATAATATTAAAGAATATTACAATATTTTATTCAAACATTATGATAATATTTTTGGTAAAGCAGAAACAATGACACACGCCGATGTTGCCGATGTTGTGTTTGAATTATATAGAGACCGTTTTGTTTGTATTGATATAGAAAAAAATAAATGGTATGAATTTCAAAGTAAAAAACATAAATGGGTTTTAGTTCAATCAGGATATTCTTTAATGGTTCTTGTTGCAGGTGAAGTTAGAGATTTATTAACAATGTATTGTGCCAGTAAAATGAATCAAAGTATGAATACACAAAATGGTTCTGAAAAAGATGCTAATTATACAAGATACAAAAAATTAATGAATGCTTGTGAAAAATTAGGAAATGAAACATATAGAAAACATGTGGTAAAAGCTTGTTCTTACAAATTTCATGAATTATATGTTGATACAAAATTTCAAAGTAAATTAGATTCAAATATTAATTTAATTGGATTTGATAATGGCATTTATGATTTGAAAGAAAATTGTTTTAGAGAAGGAATTCCAACAGATTATATTTCAGGTTGTGTTAATTATGATTGGAAAGAATATGATGAAGATCATCCAGCAATTATTAAAATAAAGAAGTTTTTTTCAGAAGTTTATACAGAAGAAACAATGAGA